CCTGTTTGATATCAAAAGCAGCCATGGCTTAACGCTCCGTATTCACTGTAATCTGCACCGAGTGGACAGCGCCCGCGAGGTGTGCGCAGACGGTGATCGGCGGACACTTGCGGTTTTTCAGATCGTCCGCCGACAGCGTGGACACCGAATCCGCATAAATGTAGTAGCCGTTCTCGAGGTAGTCCCCGGTCGCCAGCTGGCCGACCTTATCACCCGCCCAGGTGCCCGGCCCCACCATCCCGTTTTTCACCGCCATGCGCATCACCGCATCGATATAGCCCTTGATGGTGGTGACGCCTGCATCGGACAGCGCGATCTTTTTCAGCTGCGCAAAGGCGTTAAACGTGTTGGTCTGGATTTTATTCTTCAGCCAGTCCAGGCCGATGACCTCGTCCGCCCAGTAGACCTGCCCCAGCATCCAGCCCCCGGCCAGCATCGCCTTTGTGCCAAAGTTCGTGTAGTAGTTGACGCCCAGCGCGTCGAGTTTGTCCGCTGTGGGGCTGTCCATGTCCGGATCCGGCGTGACGCCGGTCAGCGTTTTGAACTTGAGGGTCAGCAGAGAGTCGGAAGCGCTGAAGTTAATCGAGCACAGCAGCGCGGCGGCAGAGACCGCACCGGACGGGCCCGGCATGCTGACAGTACGATCGGCGAGAAGCAGCGTGCGGTAATACTGCTTTTCTGCCAGGAGCTTAATTTTCTCCAGGGCTTTACTGCTGATGTCGGTCACCGTCACGGCCTGAATTTTACCCGCCGCCTGAATCCAGGCACAGGCCTCCTCCAGCTCCGCATCGTCCAGCGTTTCGCCCACCGGCGCGCCGCAGTACCAGCCGGACCAGCGGACGTTCAGGTTTTCATAGGCTTCGGCGAGTGGGACCCGGTCAAACGCGGAGTCCACCGGCCAGACGGCCACGTAAAGGTACTGCGGACGCGAGGCCTGCTCAAAAAAGAGTTCTGCCGTGGAGAGCAGCGCGCCTCCGGCGTCGGGGAAGTCCCCCTGAAACGCCTTCAGCGAGCCGTATTTGCGGTACACGTCATCGTCAAAGACGCCGGCCGCCTCGGTGGTAAACAGCGTGACGGTGCCGAAGTCGGCCGCCGACACAACGTCAGCGGGCGCGTTGACCGTGACGGAAATAACGTCATCAATGTCGCGGGACATGATTACCTCTTGATTTCAAAATTAATCGTGCCGGTCGCGGTTGCGATACCGACGGGAACGGTGTGAATGGTTGAAAGCGGAACGGAGTAGCGGTCGTCGTGGGCGAGGGTCAGGGTCATCACCGCCCGCTCCTCCCACCCGCCTGGCACCCCCTCAGAAATATTGCGGGGTAGCGTGTAGTGCGGGCAGCTGGTTCCGGCAGCAGTCAGGGACTGCATACCCGGCGTGGAGCCCAGCCATGCAGCGAGTGCACGCAGCACATGCATCGCGCCCGGACCTGACGCCTGCACGCTGACCATCAGCTCCACGTGCTGCCGGATCTCCTCCTCATCTTCGGATATCTGGCAGCGGCCCGGCGGCCCCGGCTCCAGTGCTGAAATCTCACGTAGCGTAATAAACGGCTGGCCCGGAATGCGCTCGCCCGTATCGCCCAGCCGGACGTCAGAAACGCCCAAAGCCTCCGCTATCGGGGCCTGCAGGTTCTGCAGCGCGAACCGCGACCGCATAGAAATAGCCATAGTCAGAAAAGTCCTGTAGGTGGACGACACGCCAGCTTTCACCGTGCCAGGCCACGACGTCGCCAAACGCCAGATGCTGTGCGGCCAGCACCACGATGGCGTCATGCAGGCGGGTGCCTTCGGGCGCAAACTGCAGCGCGTCCATGTCGGCGGAATAAATCACCCCGCGGTTGTTACTCAAACCCGCAGGCTGCCAGTCGTTGGTGGCCGGATGCGTAACCGTAAATTTCCGGCTCATGCCCCCGGTCACCACCCGGCGAACGTTCGGCCTCATTTACTCGCACCTCCCGTGTCGGTAATAAAGGTGAGGGACTCGTACATGTCGCGCGTGTCGATCAGCGGCGTGTCTTTCCCCCCCTTCTTCTTCGCCGTGCTGTCCGCATTGGGCTGCAGGTGTCCATCGGTAAACGATGCGCGGAGTTTTCGCCGCACGCGGCTGCCCACCAGCGTCATCGCCTCCTCAACCGTGATGGTGCCGTTCAGCACCGCCTTAGCGCGTACGGCCATCTCCTGACGGAAATAGTCATTCTGATGGAAGGTGTAACGGAAAATTGAGCGCTCGGGGATGTGTACCGTGTGCGCAGGCACCTGATGGAAAGTCTGAAAGTTGCCGTTTTTGCGGAACTGACCGCTGTAGGCAAACGTGCCGTCAGCCCGGATGCGCCGCGTCACGCTGACCGTGTGCGCCGGGACGTGAACGTCACCGCCGTACTCGTGCAGCTCCATCAGCCCGGCGTTGCCCAGCGTCAACCCGTCCTTACGGGGGTTATTCTCGCGCGGGATCCCCACCTTCACGCCCGCCTGCTTCAGCGCCATCATGCTCTGCAGCAGGGCTTTCACCTTCGCGGTGCCCGGTCTGTCACCCATGCTCATGCCCTCACCGCAAACGTGTTAATGGCCACCGACAGCAGGCCGCGCAGCAGGCCGGAAAGCCAGGGAAAGGTTACCGCCCCGCTGTCAGCCTCGCCCGAATACTGCAGGCTGACCTTACCGGCAGTTTCCATCGTCACCCCGCGCGTCAGCGCGCCATCCAGCTCGCCGTCCTGAGCCGCCAGCGCCAGACGGCACTGCGCCTGCACCAGCTGGCGGGGAATGACGTCGGGTTTTAACGGCCTGTCGTCCAGATAAATGCCACAGCGCGGCCAGGGGAGCGGTTGAACCGGATCAGCACATACGCCCAGCCAGTTCAGTCCGTTCAGGTAATCCATCGCCTGAAACAGCAGCGCCGGGCACTGATCGTCATCAGGCACATCATGTCCGCGCGAGCCAGCAAACGCCGTCAGATCATCCACGCTGGCATAGCTGTTGAATCCCGCAGAGGTAGGATCTGTATTGATAATGATCATCATGACACCCAATAAGCTGAGGGAATGACTGCCGGCAATATCGCGTTACCGGGCGTCACTTAATTTCTGTTTCAGCAAATACCCTTCCAGCGGCCAGATTTTCTGCACCGCGTTCTCATGCGCAATCCTGCGGCCGATTTCAGGGTCGAAATTCTGCGGACTCGCACACGCGCTCTCGCCTGTGACAGTAAAACCGTTTTTCAGCACAAGAACGCAGAATGTGAGCAACTCAAGAGGTGCAGTCACTACTGAAAAATCGCTGTAATCGAAATGCGCCTCGGTGATCCCACCGTTTCGCACGGCTTGTGCAGCCGTGAAGTAGTGCTCGCTGGCGATAACGTCCACGATATGTTGTGGGGTGACGCGCGGTGCAGTCTTGCCCTTTGCCTGAATTTCCAGCTCAATATTTTTGTCGTTCATTTAAATTTTCCATTTAAAAAGGGGCCGCCGGGGCCCCTTCGATGATTAGCTTGACGCCTGACCGCCAACGTTGATCAGAACGCCCGCCGTCGCCTTGTTCTCCTTAAAGTGCTTCGTCCAGTTCCCTTTGGTGCCGATTTTGGTGATGTCGGGATTTGCCCCTTTCGCCGTTGCCCAGCTGTAGCCCAGCAGATCGATGTTCACCACGCCTTCCGCGCGGTACCCAATCGCCAGGTTCTCCTGGTCGTTAATCGGATAGGACCGGAAACCCGGCGCCTGCGACTCGGTGATTTTTACCGCGTTCGGAACCAGACCCAGGATCACGTCTGCAGGACAGCGGTCGGTGACCAGTACCGGCTTACCCAGGGTGCCCGGCTGACCGCCATAGACCACCACGCCCGCCTCTTCATACAGTTTGTTGTCGATGGCCTGATCGACAATATCGAAGTAGGTCGCGGAGTGCATAACGAACAGCGAGACGCGGTTGAACTTATCGCCGTACTTACGCAGGCCGCGGGTCAGCGTTTTTTTGCCGTCGGTGGCGATATCGGCACTCACCTGCATGTCACTGTTGTTGCCAATGGCGGCCACCAGCGCCTTAACGGCATAGCTGATGTAGCCTTCCAGCGAAGCATCGGCAGCGTCGGTACCCACCACCTCAGAAAACTCGCTCACGTCACGGCCGCGACGCTTGAAGGCTTCTTCTGTGGTTGTATAGGGGCCATACTTCCAGGGGGTTTTAACGCCGATTGCTTCGCCGGCACCGATTTTCTGGCCTTCGATGGTTTTGGTGGATTCAACGTCGCGGAACTCAATCGAGCCGCCTACCTGATAAAAAGCACGCTTTTTGAAATCGCCTTCGATCAGCTCGTTATCGAGGATGATGGCGCCGTTTGACGCGGCATTAAAAACATTAAGATTGTCCTGGCGGCGCTCAAGAAACGCGGTCTGCGCCAGGTCGTCGTAAATGATCATGTCGGCATTGGTTGTCGTTGACATGGGTTTTCAGTCCTTATTCTTTAGGGAGGCGCAAAAAGGCCTGCTGGCCATGTTTGCGGATATAGTCAGCTTTCTGCTGAGAGGTCATTTCCGAGCGCTTCAGCGCGCCACCTGCGCCGGAACGGTGACCGCCTGCCCCGGTGCCTTCGGCCTGCGGAAACAGGTGCGGCGCGGTTTCTTTCAGGGACTCGGCCCACTCCAGCGGTGTCAGCGGCGATTTGCCGTCCTTACCCAGTACCGGGTTACCCTCACCGTCCACCGCCACGGCCTCACCGTCATCATTCAGGGTGAAGGTGCCGCGGGCGCGCAGAATGATGTCGTCGGACGCCCCCGGCAGCGCACCGGTTTTCAGTGCCGCGCTGCGAATGGCGTCGCCCAGCACCCGATCGCTGAATTTTTTCGTAAACGCTTCAGCCTTTTCGGCGCGCTCGTTGGCGGCCTTGATCTGCTTATCGACATCAGCGCGCAGGCGTTCGGTACGCTTATTCAGCACGTCATCAATTTTTCCTTCGGCGATAAGCTTCGCCTCTTCGTCGTCGGAAAAACGCTGCAGAATGGTTTTAACGGCGTCCGGATCGATGCCGTCAAAACGCGCCAGATTATCCTTCTGCTGCTTAATGGTGCCCAGCAGCTCGCTGTTTTTGGTTTTCAGGCCGTTCACGGCACTGTTAACACGCTGGTCAATCAGCTGCTGAATTTCCGGGGTGATCTCTGGTTCGCCGCCTGACGGCGCCCCGCCATCGCCGTTGTCGTCTGCCGGCGCGTAATATTTCAGGAACATATTTCTGAAGAGCATATTTTCCCCTCGGGAATGGTCAGTTACTGGGCCTCGCCCAAAAAAAAGCCCCGGCTTGGCCAGGGCTGTTGTTCGTTATGAAGACGTCAGCTGATGCCGGCGCGCTTAAACGCCGCAGCGTCCCGCTGGCGCAGTTCGTCCAGGGTAAACCACCGGCCGTCTTCGGTATAAAAAGAAGAAAGTTTCAGCCCGCCGTCGCGCAGCAGCTTTCCGCGCATTGGTCCGAGAATGTCGTCCTGACGGCTGGCACGCTGGCGGGAAATCCACTCCGGATAGGTGCTGGCGGCAGGCACTTCGCCATTCATTCGATCCTTTTCAGCTGCGGTCAGGTCATCCGCCAGCAGGCCCATGTCCTGCCAGCTTTTAAATATCAGCGTGTACGTGGAGCGGCAGTGAAAGTGCAGCCGTCCCGGCCCGTCGCCCCAGGGAATACCGTGCTTTATGGGCTGATTGTCCAGGGTGTACTGCAGCGCATCGCGGATGCGGCACGGCGGCGAGGTTTTATTGTCCAGGGTGGAGAGCCACTGTTTAGCCCTGATCAGATGCTCGTTGGCCGTCGCCGTCTGCCCGCGCACGATTTCAGCCGTATGACCCAGCGCGCTGTAGCCGATGGCCGAGGCGTTGGCGCGGCTTTTACTCAGTGCCCCGTCCTGCCACTTCCGGGCCTTTGTGCCACGCACGCTGCGGGTGATCTGCTCCGGCGTCTCACCGCTGCCGAGCCCCGTGCGTACAGTATTCACGATGCGTGCAAAGCGATCGTCCTCAAGCTTCTCAGTCCAGTCCTTCAGCGCGTAACCGTGAAACGGCTCGATCACCGCCCGCGTATACGCCTCTCCGGCATCGATTTTTTTCAGCAGCCCGCGCTGGCTCACAACCTCCGGCAGCAGGGATTTCATCAGGTCGAAACCAAACCCGGCCTCATACTCCGTGAAATCCTTCAGGACCTGACCGAGCTCACCAAAAAATCGCACCACCGCTTTACGGTTTATCTCTCTGACGGGTGCCAGCAGGCGGGACAGCTTTTTGACGGAGAGACTGCCTGCAGAAATATCTTCCAGCGCCACCAGCAGTTTTGCGGCCAGTTCCGCATCATCTGCATTAAGCGATGAAACCAGCCGGCTGACTACGCCCGCCTCATACCGCGTCAGATCAACCCGGTGGGCGATCAGCTCATCGCGCAGCCGTTCATTGATCGTTGCCATCATTCAGTCCGGTAAACGTCGGGGATTTATCCTTCAGCGCCTGAATCACGTCATCCGGATCGTCAGCCGGGTCAATGATATCCAGCTTCTGGAACGTGCGGACCAGATCGGCGTCGCGCAGGGCGCCCGACTGCCAGGCACTGACAATCGCCGTAACCATGCCGGAATCCGCCACGCGGGCGATAAATTCCTGGCTCAGCGTGTAGCTGCTGGTCCCGGACACGTCACCGGTATAGCGCGCGCACCAGTTCAGCGCCCGGGTGTAAGCCTCCGACACATTGGCCACACAAATGCCCAGCAGCGACGTTGCGGCGGTCTGTTCGCTGCTGGCCTGCGTCGCCGTTTTGATCGCGCTGTTCTGCTCAATCAGCCGCGCACCCAGCGCCACCATGTAGTCGCGCTTGCTGTCCATCGCCTCTTTGGCCAGCATGTTCGGCTGCGCCTGGGCATACGCGAACACCCCTTTTTCAGGCAGCATCAGCGGACTGCGCGATCCAACTTTAATGCCGGATTTTTCCAGGTGGTCACGCCATTCTGTCGTCAGCCCCGACATCCAGGGCTGCACCTGCCCGCAGAACCAGACGCTGTCTTCGTAGTCGGCACTGTTGCGGTAGTGACCGAGGTTAATTTCGGCCAGGGCGGCCAGTGGCGGCTCGTCCAGCGTCGGATCGTTGTTCTGCGCCCCCACAAAGGCGAACGGAATTTCGTCCCACGGCGTGGCGGAAGCAAAGGCGCGCGGCTTTGTTTCTTCGGCGACGGCATACGGCACGGTCTCTTCCGGTCCGGTACGTTTCCAGATCCGGCAGACAAACGCCCCGCTCTCCAGCGCCAGCTCGCGGTACTGCACACGCAGCTTATAGCCATAACCGTCCGGTTCTTCGGTTACCTCGCGCAGTACCACCAGCACCAGATATGTGTGGCCTTTAATGGTCTGCGTGCGCCAATTAATGATGTCCTCAGCACGGTAGCCTACGATGATCGGACGGCCGTCCGCCGCCGAATAATCCACATAAAGCCCCTCGCGGCCCACCTCAAGAATATTCTCCAGCACCACCTGCGACTGCTGGTAAAGGCTGGTGCCGGCCCCGTCCGCATTATTCAGCAGGCTGGACAGCTTATCCGGCGCGTTGAGGGTGGGCACCTTACGAAACGCCATGCCCAGCATGCCGATTTTGGTGTTACCGGTGATGGGATAAAAAACGGCGCGGTCCAGGTAGGCCTCGTTGCGCCGGCGGTTCCGCGCCGAGCGGTCGGTCGGATCCAGCCGCGGAAGATACTCATGCCCGGCACTTTTAACCGCGTCGGCTCCGCGACAGACGTCACGGATCATTTTCCACAGTGGCAGAGCCGCCCTGTGCTCCGGACGGATAAAGGTAATATCGTTATTCTGGCTCATCAGAAAGTGGTATCCAGTGAGATTGAAAATGCAGGTTTTACGATGGGGAACTGCTTCACGATGTAATACCCACCCGCATCGTTGGGATGGTCATTGCCAGACTTTTTGTCCGGCTCACCGTTATCGCCCCAGACCTGCTGCTCCAGCGACTCGGTATAAACCGGGCAGCGCTTTACGTTAACTTTATAGCGACGCTCCCCATTGCCGTTGCAGAGCATGGCGTTCATGGCATTGATACGGTCTTTTACCGGCGGGTTAGCTTCATCAACAATGACATAAAAACCTGCCTGCCTGAGCTGGGCAATATCAGTCGTACTGGCGTTACTTGATTTACGCGAATCCCCTGATGCATCCGGGTAAATATAAATTTCCCGCACCTTACGGTAATCATCACCTTCATAAAGCCAGAAACGCTCTTTAATTATGCGAATCATATCCGGCGTGTCGTAAGCATTGATGATTTCACTCACTGCACACGGCAACCCCAGGCGAAGGACGTGGACAATACCTGCCATTTTCCCCACGTTGAAATCCATACCAATATAAAGGGGTTCACCCGGCTGCTCTTCTTCTTCGCAATTATTCAATATGCGATCAAACTGGTGATAAATCGTGCCGCTGGTCAGGTTGGTAAAAAGACCGCGCAGGTACGCCTTGATCAGTTCAGGCGGGTACGATTCCATCAGCGAAGGGATATAGTCCGGCGGCAGATTTTTCTCGTTATCAAACGTCGAAGCCTGCACCAGCCCGTACAGGGTTGTCAGCGAGGGTTTATTACGTACAGCCTTTACAAATTGCTGATAAACGAATTTAAATCCCTCGGGCGTGGTCGTAACGTCAATCCCGTTCCGCAGGCCCGGTACTTTATAACGCATGCGGGCAATGATTTTTCGCCAGGCTAATTCCGCTTTTTTTGCGGGCATGACATCCAGCTCATCAATCAGCGCATTACCGATTTTGAAACCCACGATGGTCTGTGGTTTTTCCATGGACCGGCAGATGGTCGTACCGCGATACTGCTTACCGACGTAAAAATGAACCTCTTTATTACTTTCATTGATTTCAACGCGCATCCCCCAGCCAAAGGCAACCTCCTCAACCGTCGGATAAAAAATGTCGCGGATCTGCGGATAAGTGGGCGCGAAATATCCCTGGTTGATGCGGGGATGTTCCCACATTTCTTTACAGATACCGCCACATCCCACCCACGTTTTACCGGACCCAAAGCCGGCAACGTACGCCCTGAACTTGTGAGGCATGGCAAGAAATCGCGCCTGAGGAATATTAAGTGTCGGTGAGATCCCCATCGTCATCAGTCCTTACGCGGGCATCCACGACATTAATGTTAATGGCCACCGGTACCGGCTCGCTATCCTCCGGTTCTGATGACAGCTCCCTGCGCAGTTTTTCAACTTCAAGCTGACGCCGTTCTGTTTCAATCTGCTGCAGGCGCTGAGCAAATTCGCTCTCTGCCAGCCCGAGACGCTTCATAACCGCTTCAAACATCCGCTCTCGGTTGATGGTGGATATTTCCACACCACCCTTGCTGATTTTCGTGCCGGCATAAGCGAGTCGCCCGACTGAAGACAGCTTTGTTGAGTCCTGCATGACTGTGCGACCGACACCTTCACCGTTGCACCGTGGACAGTCAGGATTCGGATCGCTGGTGTGGTTGTATCCATAACCGCCCGTATCAAGAGGCTCTTTACGTTTCCGTTCCACTGCCTCCGAGCGCTTCTCTTCAAATTCCACAGCATCACGCCATTGGTAGTGATGACTGAATCCCCAGCAATATCGGCAGGCACCACGACGATACTGGGAAATCTCATTAGCATCGAAGGTGGCCAGCTGCCAGGCTTTCTTCAGCACCTCATCAGCTGATCCAAGCGTGCGCACAATGGATGCTTTCTGCTGCTGCGCAATGGCCTGCGCAATTTCAACTTTTTTCAACAGGCGCTGACCGATGGAGTAAGCCGTTCTCTCGCTGTATCCGGCACGGATTGCGGCCTGAGTAGCATTGCTGTCTTTCAGATATTCCGCGATAAAAAGGCGTTGCTGTGAAGTCAGTACGTCATCATCTGCAAGCGATTCTGCGCACTTTTCCTTTTGCGCAGTGCGCACTTCTGTCTGCGCAGTTTTTTGCGTACTTTTCGCAGATGGCTTTTTAATGTAGCGACGCGCGGATGCATAATTCAGCCCCTGCGCCTCACACCAGTCTTTCGGGGAGATACCGGTTTTTGCATGTGCGGACAGGAACCGTTGCTGAAGGTCGCCCCAGTCCGGTTTTGCCATTGGTTAACACTCCGTTGAAACATATTTATGCAAAATACCGCAGCTTCTTCAGAGATTACTCTCATTCATATGAGAAAATGCCAAAGAAAGTATCGCTTCAGAATGCTGACATAACTTAATGCGAGCCCAAAACAGTAATAATTCAGGAACAGAACATGAAACATCTACTTGAAAAGGCTTTTTTAGAAATTCTTCGAGAAAAAAAATGCTCCTCTCAGACTGAGATTGCAGATGAACTTAGAAAAGCCGGATTCTCTGGTATCAATCAGTCAAAAATCTCACGGATGCTTGTGCGGGCTGGCGCAGTCAGAAATCGCAATGCTAACGGTGAGCTGACGTACTGTCTTCCCTCAGACATGACAACACTTGCTGTTTCAAGCCCGCTGAAAAGTCATGTTATTTCAATAGAATGTAATGCACACATCATTGTTGTTCATACAAGTCCAGGCGCAGCTCAGCTCATAGCCAGAAGTCTGGATTCACATGGTAAACGCGCTGGAATTCTTGGTACGATTGCAGGGGATGATACTGTATTTGTTACCCCGACCAGAGGAACCGATATTCATAAACTGGCAGAGGAGATTAAAGGAAAATACCTGTAATCTCCGGCTGTGCTATGAAATATCTTATGATATTTGCCAGCGTGGGCCGCGCTGTTTATTCAGCTCCAGAGTCAGTATTTTCCCCCAGAATATCCACCAGCGCAGTATCGACGGCGGCGTCAATCTGCGTATCCAGATCGGACTTAATCTGTGCTTTTACTGCGGTAGTGACCGCATCTGATTTAAGGGCTTTTTTCACCAGGTCATCGGTGACGATATCTTTTACTTCCGGCATTACTGCCTCCTGTTGTTGGTTCTGGCTGAAAAGCCAGTCTGTGATCCACATGGCTTTGTCCATGCTGAGGGTGTAAAAAAAACACACGGCGGCAGGTTCAGATTCGGTGAAGCATGCTCAGCGGGCCTGTGTCCCAGGGGCGCGGCTTACCGTGAAAACACAGGATGTCGGTACCGGCCGGGACCAGGCCGTTTCCTGTTGAGTACCGGGGATGCCACCCGGACATACCCCGGCAGGCCACATGGGCCTTGTAGGATTTAATCCCGGTCCCAAAGCGCGCAACATTCCGCCCGCAGATGTTTTCCAGCACGTCCTGATCGCCGCGGCACGTTCGCATCCACTCATCGGGACGCGCTGTCCATGCCCGCCAGATGCGTGCCTTGTCACGGTGCGGAATAAACATCACGCCGCTTGCCGGCTTCTCCGGATGGTAAAAATCGGACAGCATGCGTAGGCGATCATCGTTCAGATAGGGTGCCGGGCTGGTGATGATCAGCGTGTCCAGATCGAGATAAAGAATGTCTCCCTCCACCTGGTCCGGATCGAATAACTCCATCTTGGCGAACCAGCCCGGCCAGTCTGACCGCAGCGGCCGGGTTATCACGCCCGGTACTGCTGTATCAGAGAGGCAGAGCGACGGGATGTCGCCGAGCTGCCGGTGCAGCCGCTGCACGTGCGCCGGAGAGAAATCACCACCGGTGCGCAGTACGGTAACGATCGTCGTCATTTATGTTTCCACCAGCTGACGTCGTTAACCTCGTTTTTCTTAAACACGGTGTTAACGTGTTGTCCATGCGACAGCCAGCCTGAAAAGCGGGTCATCAGTACCAGGTTATATAATCCCATCTCCGTATGACCCACCGTTTTATCACGCCCGAAAGCCACATCAGCCACGTTCTCTGCCCATGCATCCAGCAGCGTGCCAATAAAGCGAATTATCAGCTCCCGCCTTCCGCCCAGGAGCCCACAGTTGAGAAGAGGATATCCAGCATATTTCTGAATAAAAGACTGTATGGATGCCGCCGGATGTTTACGCCGCATCCACGCATCGTCCATCCGCGTCTGTTCATCCCCGCTGTACAGCAGGTCTTCCATATCAGGAAACGGGTTGCGCAGCATCTCAACGTCAGTTGCATCCACGCAGAATACGCGCCCGATTTCCGGATGCGATAACAGATACCGGTAGATGCTGATCCATTTCTGCCAGTAAGGCGCGAGCGAGGTGGACACGCGAACATGCACGACGGTTTCAGTATCGGGCTCGTCAAAACAGTCGTGCAGAATAATAAGTTTCTGCCCGTTCATTGAGCGGATCAGAGGCTGCAGCTGACTGTAATCCGCTTCCCAGCATTTACCCCGTTCCGGATCGGGCTGGCCAGTGAAATAGCATGTAAGCACCACGTCTTCCCGCTGAGACTGACGGGCTCCCTCTTTATAAGGGACAAAACGCGCGCTGTGTTTTCGCTGAAGCCAGATTTCCCGGTTGCGTTTAACAAACCTGCGGCGTTCTGATCCCAGAACGGTCGATGCGGTCGCCTCATGCTCATCGGCCGACCAGAACAGACCGTGGCTGTTCGCCACGTCCATGAATTTAAACGACGTCAGCCCCGCGTTGTAAATGCGCCCGGAGAGCTCGACGTGCTCGTAGCCCCATTTGCCGAACGCCGGATCCATGCCGCCCACCACCTTCAGACAGCAACGGCTGAAATAGAGCATACAGCCCCGGCCGTGAGACCAGGCGGTGAAATGTCCGTCGGAATACAGCAGCGCGGCATCGTTCAGCTTCCGGCCGGTGGCGAAATGCTCGAACATGTACAGCAGGTGCGGTTCGCCGCGTTCGGTATAGGGTTGCCACCAGCCCTCTTTCAGCGGATAGGTGTCGTCGTCAAAGAGGAAAATATGCTCGCAGTCTTCCAGCAGCTCGAAGCATTTATTTTTCGCCCGGGCGATGCCGGCATTTTCATCAAAACGGAACGTGGCGCCCTGCACCGGCACATCGCTGGCATCATCCACCAGCACAATACGCGCACCCTCCGGCGCCAGGCGGCGGATGGCCGCCATCGTTCTGTTCAGCATGTCGTGCCGGTTATGGGTGGTCACCCCGATGCCGATGAGCGGGGGCTGCGGTGAGGTTACGCTGCGGCGCTGAGCGCGTCGCGCAGGGGCTGTCGGGGAAAGCATGTCAGGGAAGTTCTCCGTGAAGCGTTGATAACGGTGATGCCGGGTGCCAGGCCGTCCGCCAGGCGCTGAAACTCACCCTGCCAGCGCCGGATGCTTTCGCCGTCGGGGTTTTTGAGGCCGTCCGGATGATTGCCGTGCCAGTGGGTGCCGCCTGCCAGCGAGCAGTCGTAGCCCAGCAGAATAATGCGCGTAGCGCCGAGGTGAGCCGCCAGCTGAACGGCCCGCTGCCCGGAGTTAAAAGAGTCATTATTCGGTGCCCTGAACAGGTTAACGCCATAGCGCAGGTGTGCCCGGCAACTGACCGTCCAGCGCTTAGCAGCAGTTTTCAGCGTGCCGTGATATTTATCCCACCAGCTGCAGTCGGCGGCAAAAAGATGATCGCAGTCCGGAACGAGGGTGATGGTTGAGTTAACAGCTATGACGGGATGTCCGGATGCTATCGCCAGGCGGCAATCACTGGCAGTCAGCGACGGGCCACTGGCGATGCAAATGAAAGTTGTTATAAGCAATAAAGCCTCTCATAAAAAAGGCATAAAAAAACCGCCCGAGGGCGGCATTTTCATAAAGTCTTGCGCTATTTTTTTCCAGAGTAAATCTACTGAGTTGGCTTGCTATAAAGCCCTGCGGCATAGTCCCTACCTAGACTTGCATATTTCAAGCTGGTCTCATCATAGTCAAGCTGCGCTTTTTCCCTTGCGACTTTAGACATCGATTTGTTTTTAATGCACTTTTTAAGCAGTTTCAAATCCCGCTTGAGCTTACCCTTAATGCTAGCCATCTCTGGAGGCTCGACAAATCGGTTGTAACACCAAACTAATGCCCAGCTAATTACTGGGCACAGGTAAGGAATGACTTGAGTGTAGCCGTGTCTGTATTGCTCGGGTAAAAACTCACTACAGTTTGTCAAAAAGGCTAGAAGCGTAGTTGTTACTCCCGTTCCAATACCTACTCCAGCTTCTGGAAGAGACTTATCGGCCACGTTCAGCCTCCCTTATCTTTCTTAGCTGCTCTACAAGGGGTTCGGCGCTCTTGAGGTCGATTTGAACGGTGGAAATCAATCCATCGTTGTGATACCGATTTAACGTAACGAACCGCTCAGGAAAAAATGTGTTACCAATCCAGCGCACAGCAGCATATCCAAACACGGCACAAAATGCCGTTAAGGGTATCCAGCTGAACCCCTGAATGATTTGGATTATGTGAGGAAGAGTGGTAAACATGTTTTCCTTAAACCAAGCGACGTTCTTCATCAGCAAAATGGTGAAGCACCTGCTCAATAGCATAAGTGGTTTTTACAGTATTATCAGGCTTCTCTACAGTTTTAATTCTAAGCATAACTCTGTATAGATCACCTTTTACAAACGCTGCCTGATTATTAAGCACTCGCTCCATAAATGCAGTGTCTTCCATCTTAACTGCGCGATCTTCGTCCAAGTATTTGATACGCCATCCAGTCGAAGATGTAAAATTCACTTGGGTTAATGCAACTGTAGTATCAAGACGCTCAGTGTGGTCGAACGTAAGAGATTTTTTAGGCAAGGGTGCAAACTCAACATCATCAATCCCGTCTAATCGTAAAACCTCTTCCCCCTCAATCTCAACGCGAAAAACAGGGGCATCTTTATTAATCAAAGGCTGAGTAATGATTTCATTGTAAGCCTCTCTGATCACTGGGTCAGTAGCAAGCAATGCTTCATCTTTACGACAAGCTATATCTTCCTGCCTACCGCGATACTCTACAGTTATGATCGCATCATCGCTATTGTCCCAAGTCTGAACATTGATGACTTTGCGGTTGCGAAGATGCTGAGTTACAGCTAAAGCACCACCGCCAAGAAGACCAAGCGCCGGCAGTACCTCACGAAAGTTGTTATATGCATATAATGCAAACTCTACAGCAAATGATCCTTCTTGGGCTGGCACTGTGACTTTGACATCAATGTCTGCTTCGTTTGGGTTTAACAGTCGCCCTGCCTGCTTAACCATCAAGCCTACTTGCTGGATTGCCTGACCGAGAAAAATAGCATCCATTTTATGCTCAGAGAACTCATTGTCGTCAGCATCATAAAAAATACTGAAACGCTCGACCTCATGCAATCCTCCATCCCCACTCATGCAAACCCCAAAAATATTAATGTAAGATTGGGGGTGGAGATTATATCCATGTTGGCTTTTAGGCAATATCCTATTGCGGATTAAGCCCACGCAGCGATCAATTCACTAGTGCTTACTATCAATTGAACTCGTTAATCATCTGCATCAATTTTCTAACAGCAGCTCGGTCAATGTTGGACTGCCCCAGCATTTCATATAGTTCTGCGTTTAACGCCACACTGTCACCGAACGTCATGAGCGCCAGCGGCTGCGGCGCTTCAATCTGGCTTTCAGCCGGCAGGTTTAACCGGGGCTGCTTTACTGTCCGGTACTCCACCAGCGGCTTTTGCTGCGTCCCGAGAGTGGAACGATGAAATCCACCGCCCTACCTCAGACTCACACTACGGAAAGCTCTCGGATAAGTGCACGTGAATGCGCATAAAAAAGCCCTGCATTAGCGAGGCCATTTTCTTGAAAGTCACTTGTCAAAATTCACGATGCAAACTTTTTATTGCTGGATGAAGTTGCGTTATTAGCTGAAGTGAATCTTCCTAGGATTTGTCACTTCAGGCACTGCTCTCTGATGTACTGCTGGAGATATCTCACTTTGGCCTGGTCGCTGATGATTCCGGCGCGGATGTCGAGAACGTTTCGTCGAGAATCTGCAGAGAGTTCGACGGCGGCTCCATCGCCCATGCCGCCGGAGCCTGCCGCTGTGCCGGTATCGGACACGTGGCATTTTGCGCGGACATACATCCGGCGAGTACCAGCGGCAAGCTGGCGGCGAAGAGCATCATTTTCAGATTCGGCAGCACTGAGCGCCTCCATATGGGTTTTGTCGAGCGCGGCCAGCTGCTGCTGGCGCAGGTTAATGTCGGTGATGGTGGCGGCCTGCTGCTTAACTACCTTCTGAGACTCATTGGCAGTTTGGCGCCATGCAAGGGCTTTATCACGGTAATGGTCAGCCGCCCAGCCCAGTGCAAGAGCCACTACAAGCATCCCGGTGGTAAAGTAAGTCCGCAGAGTCATGACAGGAACAGCATCTTTTCTGCAGCCCTGCGTTTCACAAGACCCGGCAGTTTTCGCCCACCGGCATTTACCCATTTGCCGAACTCATCAGCCGCTCCGGCATAATCTCTGGCGTTCAGTTTTTGCAGTAGTGTGGATTTGATGAAGTTTCCTGAGCCCAGATTGAAGATGAATGACACCAGCGCGTCGAACTGATTCTGGCTGAGTGAAACATTCACGTCTGCACTAAGGGTCAGTTCCGCAACAAGGCAGTCCTCTTTAAGCCATGCTTCTGCTTGTTCTGCTGTGCAGACATCACCGGTGATGACACCATGAGTGTGGCCGTAGCCGATAGTGAGCACCCCCGCCGGGCAGAGGTAGGCCTTCGTTTTTAATCCCTCAAACTTTTTAATCATGTCGAGACCCCTCTGACTTACTTTCACGCGCTTTTCCTTTCAGCAGATGACCAGCGTTGCCGCGTGCCTGACAGACGGTAACGCACAGCAGGAGGTTTATCAGCACCTCCGTCCAGTCGGTATAAGCATATTCGCCCGTCAGCACCCGGATGGTGACAGAGGCTGTCATGACGGTAAGCAGCCAGGCAAACCAGGCTACACGCCGATTATGCGGTAATTGACCTCGACGGAATGTCAACAGCCGTAAAGCGGTAACACCACAGATGATGGCGTTAGCGTTAAGCAGAAAGGTTTCGTATGTCATCAGCCACCTCCGCGAAAACGTGACAGCAGCGACGGGCCGTCTTTACTGCTGAGTGCCATCAGGATGCGGACCACTGCCGCAGATGCCACCAGTGCACCTATGGGCATATCTACTGCCGTGTTATGTGGGGTTACAGCTTCAATCAGGCTGGCGGTAAAAGGTGCGGCCACCAGGCCTGCTGCAAACGACAGTGCCCCGAGGAACAGACGCCAGCAGAGGCTGAAATCACTGGCGGACGCCACGAATATGGCCGCCCCGGCGAACGCACCGATAACGGTCGGGCCGTCGAGCGGGCCAAACAGACTCACGAGGGTTACGCCGGTTACCGCTGCCGTGGCAACGCCGGTGCCGGTTACGGGCTCGGTCACATTGATCACTCCGGAAAAGAAAAAGCCACGCGCCAGCCGTGCGCAAGGTGCGCGATAAGGTGCTGGTCGTGGCTTTGGTTATGGGAAATACAAAATTACATGACGTACGTCATCAGCCCTTGCTTTGACCTTAATACAATTTCATTTCAGCCCGTTCGTGTTTGGGACACGGACAAACTTCAGTTTAGAGAGATGGCTGATAACTCTCTGATAAAGGAGAATAATTATGGAAGGACTTGATTTCATGAAGCCCTTAAGCTCTCAGCTTGATAAAGTATTGCCTCATCTGGTAGGGCAAAAAGAAGTGCTGGATAATGTTTTGCCTTATTACCTTGCTGTTGCTGCAAAACTCTCTGGCAAAAACACAGATGAAATTTTCGGTTATAACATCAAAGCACTTGAGGCCGTGTTTGGCTCATCAAAAGCCGGTAAAAACCATAAGGAACTTGCCGAATCAGAATATGCGTATCTTGTCCATGCTAAGACTCGGGAAATTTTTGATAAATTACCAGGCAATGATGAGTTGTAACAAAGCAGGATAGACACTGCTTATAATTGAGAGGCAATATCTTTGAGCAACCCGGTTGCTTTAGTAATTGCCTCTTTTTCATAATATGAAAGTGATTCACCATCCACTTTTTCAATACGGCAACTCAGTGTCAGTATTTCACCAAACGCGAAACCCCTATAGCGCAGAGAAACGGTTGCATTAACCGACTGCCCTTCACTTCTTAAACAGGCCACAGCTAATTCATAATCTTCACTCACTTCAATTCCTCTCCATTGCGCTGGCCCGCCGCAAGATTACAGGCCAGGCGCTCTAACGCCTGAAGTAATAAATCTGTTTCGCAAGAAAATACACACGATACACATAACACCATTGCAAATCATGTGTGCTGTGTGTATGATTATCACATCAGTTAACGAGACGGAGGAAGATTGAAGAGTTCGGAACTGATAAAGCTGTTAGAGAAAAATGGCTGGCAACTAGACAGAGTGAAAGGAAGTCATCACCAGTTCAGCCACCCGGATTTCACTAACATAGTAACGGTTCCGCACCCTAAGAAAGATTTGAAGACTGGTACAGCTCACCAAATCATGAAGGATGCGAAACTTAAATAATCAGGAGCCGCCCGCAAGGGCGCTCTTTATGTGTGAGGTGAATACATGTTGTATTACGGCGTCGTTGAAATCGACCACGACAAAACAGCCAGCGGTTACTTCCCCGGCATTACCGGCTGTATTTTCGCAGGCGATAATATGCGAGAAGCACTGCAGGAT